CCACCATTGCCATCATTTGGTCAACCTGCTACACAGCCAACTGTAAGCGGTAAATCTGCATTTAATATTCCATTGCCATCTGGATTACCGCCAGAATTGCAAAGTACGCAAACAATGCCAGAGCAGCCACAGGGCAAACCGAGTGGAATATTTAGAACGAAGCCAGAGAAGAAAATGTCCGAAAAGGACGAATTAACATATAGAACTCAAATAGCCAATGATTATGGTGCTTTGGAAAGCGTAAAGAGTGGCACAGTACAAATTAAAAATGCTGTTAACGAGTTACTTAAAAACGAAAAAGGAGTGCAAGGAATTACTGGTTTTCAAACTGATATTTATAGTTTTCCTAATAGCGCAGCCGCAAAAGCTGAGGTTGCATTGCAAGCGGTAAAAGGAAAAATTACAAAATTAGGAAAAGATGCAGCCTCGCAAAGTGGCGCACTTGGTGCTATATCTAGAGACGAATGGAAAATTATGTCAGATATGGTTGCTGCAATTGACCCAAGAAAAGGGAAAGATGCGTTTGTTAAGCAGATCAACAATGTTGTTGAATATGCCGAAGATGTAGAAAAAAGAATGAATGATGTATATAGAAGACAATATGAGCAAGATTTTCAAAAATACCCACAATTTAGTCCGAATAAATCAAGTAATGCGGCTTCAACCAACACCGGCAAAGTAATGACTATGGCTGATGTGCAAGTAACGGCTTTAAATAAAAAAATATCTATTGATGATGTTATAAAAAAAGCTAAAGCAGCTGGATATGAAATAAGGGGGCAATGATGGCTGGTCGTGATTTTTCTGCTGAGTTATTTCCTGAAGGCGCACCACAAGGAAAAGATTTTTCTAGTGAGTTATTTCCTGAAGGTGAGCAGCCACAAAGAGGATTTTTTAATCAAGCTGCAAGAAATATTGTGGGTGGCGGCCTTGGTGGTGCTGGCGCTATTGGCTCAACCTTAATGCAAATTTTACCTACCGCATTAGGTGGAGATACAGCGGCTGAAAATGTAGAAAGACGTAAAAGGCTTGAAGAAAACGCACGAATGTTATTAGGATCGGATACTGATTCCACTGGTTATTCAATAGGCAAATTTGGTGCCGAAGCGCTTGGCACTGCTGGAACTGGTGGTTTATTGGCAAAAGGTGCGGCGTTAATTCCTGCGGTTGCAAAATATGCGCCTACATTCATTAACGCGTTAAAAGGTGCAGAGGCGCCAATTAAAGCAAGAATAGCCGCAGGAGCAACATCCGGTTATGCTGGTAGTGCGTTGACGAATTTAGATGATGGAACTGTAGGGGGCATTATTGGTGGCTCTTTGCCTATTGCAGGTGCGGCAACTAGAAAATTAGGTGAAGCCGCAATGAGTGCAATTCGCCCACTTTATGGTAGTGGTCAAGATGTAATAATTAAAAAAGCATTATTGGACGTAGCTACGAAACCGCAAGCATTAGCTAGTGCAAATGATTTTCAAGGTGTAATACCCGAATCAATCCCAACAAGTATCATGAATTTGGGCGATGCCGGACTTGCTGGATTGGGTAGAACAATGCAAAGCGTAAACCCTTCTTATGCTGCCGAATTATTAAATAGAACAAGGCAGCAAAATGCAGCAAGAACCGATTTTTTGCAAAATTTAGCAGGTAATGATGCAAAAATTAATTTAGCAAAAGAAACAAGAAAAGAAATTACAGACCCACTACGGGAATCTATTTTAAATAATATAGATTTTGTTGATGCAAATAAAATAATTAATAATATAGATAATTTAATAAAAGACCCTAAAAACGCAAAAGAATTAGCGCAAAAGGCATTAAATAAATTTAAAAATAGAATTTCTGAATATACGGAAGATGGAAAAATAAACCCATACGCATTAAATGCTATTAGAACAGATATTAATGACGCGCTAGAAAATAAAGTTCCTACTGAAATGGGTAGTTTATTATTTGCAAAAAAACAGTTAAGAAGTATAAAAAGTTACATTGATGACGCTATTGATTTAGCTAGTAGAAAAGTAAATCAATCAACATCAACAGATGTCGGGTTTTATACTGGCGGAAAATTATCAACAAAAATAATGCCTGAAATGCAGCCAATTACAACATGGGGAGATTATTTAAAGACTTACACAGAAATGAGTAAGCCAATTAATCAAATGGAAGCAATGTCAGACATATTAAAAAAAGTCCAGACTAATACTGTGGATGAATTTGGTAATTACACATTAAGTTCATCACAATTAAATAAAATATTAAAAAATGATACTAAAGATTTAAAAAGAACATTAACTAATGAGCAATTAAATTCATTAAGACAACTTGCGGGTGATTTAAATGCTTCACAGTTAGCGGCCTCATCTGGTAAGGCTGTAGGGCAAGATACCGCGCAAAAATTGGCGTCTCAAAATCTTTTAACATCTGCATTGGGTAGTAGGTTGGGCGGATCAACTGCAACAAAGTCATTGCTGCAAGGAGCGTTAAATATTGGCTATGCCGTTCCAAACAGATTGATAATGGAAAAAATGGGAAATGCGTTATTAAATCCAGAAGAAATGGTTAGAATTGCAAAAACAAAAGAGGGAAGTAAATTCCTTAAAATGTTATCTAGTGGCTCTAGTGATTTATTGCGCTTAACGGCGCCACAAATTGGATCATCAATAATAAACCAAAATGACTAACAAAATAACTTTAAGATTCACCACAAAATGGCCACCTAATCCGATTAGTAAAATTATTGGCTTTTTTGGTGGATCGAAGTTATTTTCGCATTGTTTTATTATTATAGACAACCTTGCTTACGAATCAACAATGATATACGGATGTAGGGTTGTCGATCTAAAAATTGCGATGAAAGGAGTTGCATATTATCAAGATATGACAATTCCAATTAAAAACAAAAAATTAGCTATTAAGTTTGGTGACCTGCAAAACGGGAAAGCATACGATTACGCAGGCGCATTTGGTTTGCCGTTTTTATCATCTGAAAATTGGGCTGACGATGACAAGTGGTGGTGCAGTGAGCACAATTTTATGATGCTTGGCGCTGGTGGAGTTTGGCTACTTGACCCAGAAGTATATAAAAGAATTACTCCAGCGCATTTATTGATGTGTAATTATCCGAAGTCAAAAATTAAAAAATATGTTGAATAATTTAATAAAACCATCCTTGTGACGTTGCGAGCGCACAAGGATGTATTGCAAGTTCATCCAACCACGGATTTTACCACTAACTTTTAATAATTATGCGCTGAATTAATTAAGTGCATAACTGTCAAATTTAACGGGTAGGGGTAGACATGGTTTTTAAAAAGAAAATAGAAACAGAGGATGAAATGAGTCAAAAAACCAAAGAGTGGTTATCGCAATTTACCGACTGGGCAATGAAATTAATGATTGTCGGGATTTTTGGGTTTGGTTACAACATGCACCGAACGCAAAATGAAATGGTTACCCAGATGGCTCTTAATATGCAAAGTAATGAAGCGCGTGTTCTTGCAGTTGAAAAAGATGTGCAATTTATTAAGGCTAACATGGTATCAAATGAGCGATTTTTGGATGTGCTTAAGAGAGTAGAGCAACAATTAACAATTGTATTGCTACAATCTGGAATTAAGCAAAAAATTGCGTTGGTTGACGAAAAATGATTAATTCACGAGATTTAAGCGCATTATTGCCTGTTGTTGGAGGTAAAGCAATTGCGTTCATAGATGGTTGTAAGGCTGTAGGAATCGATGTTTTAATTACATGCACTTATCGAGACGATGAGTCACAAAATGCGCTATATGCGCAAGGCAGGACGGCACCAGGCAAGATTGTCACTAATGCGAAAGCTGGCGAATCATGGCATAACCATCGGTGCGCCTTTGACTTTGTGCCAATAGTTAATGGTAAAGCACAGTGGAGTGATTTGAATTTATTTAAGCGATGTGGTGAGATAGCTGAATCTGTAGGTCTTGAGTGGTCAGGTAGGTGGAAAGGCAAGTTCAGGGAAATGGCGCATTGCCAATATACAGGCGGGTTGACTTTGGCTGATTTACAAAATGGCAAGGTAATAAAATGAAATTAATCGACGAATGGAAGTCTGCATGGCGTTATCTTAGCGTCCAAGCCAATGCAATTGGTAGTGCAATGGCTATTGGCTACGCAAGCATGTACGATCATTTAAAAGAGAATTTTCCACCTGAATATATGGCAGGAATAACCGCTATTGTGTTTGTGCTTGGAATCATTGGGCGTTTAGTATCACAACAAAAAGACAAGTCATGATTGCGCTCATTTTTTCTTTTTTGCGAAATATTAACCCACGCGTTTATTTTGGCATTGTTTTGTGTATCGCTATGCTATACGGGTTCCATATTTTCAAAACGCGATATATAGAGCAAGGAAAAGCACTTATATATCAAGAATGGAAAATAGCAGATTTAAAACGTAAAGAGCAAGAGAATAGTGATCGCATTGCAGAGCAACAGCACCAAGCGGCAATTAATCAACAAGTAAAAAAGGAATTAGAAAATGAAATCAATCAAATACATACTTCCTACGCTAATCTTAAGCGGTTGCGCCTGTCAAAATCCACCTGCGTTCAATCTGACAGCGTTACCACTGCCGCAGGCTCCAGCATCGCTAATGAAGCCACTACCGGAACCATTGCACTTCCTGAACCGATTGAACGAAATCTTTACGAATTAATGCACGAAGCCGATTCTATGTTGGCTGATTATCGTGCATTGCAAGAATTTATAAAAAAAAATAATTTAACACCACAATTTTGATTGATTAACATGAAAAACTTATTGCTTATTATTATCTTTTTGCAAGCCATCTTGCTATATAAAACAGTTGAAGCGGCAGATACGTGCGCAATAAAACGAGATAAAAACGGACGCATTGTAAGAAGTAGTAAAGCCGTGTCCGACTTTAAAAAACAGAATGTATGCCCAAGCACTGGAAAGATTGAAAAAAGCTGTAAGGGCTATATAATTGACCACGTAGTACCGCTTGCATGTTGCGGGAAAGATGCGCCTAGCAACATGCAGTGGCAAACATTAGCGGAGTCAAAAGAGAAAGACAAATGGGAACGAAAACAATGCGGAACTGCGGATTAAATTTGTTTAAACGTTCTTAATAATTCGCTTAATTCTTCATTTGTAATTCTAGCTATATATTTTTTAGATAGTTCATCTCTTTGCGATTTAATGCAATTTGGTTCTGTGCATGTGTAATCGCACCAGTGATAATCTTTTTCTGGATTATTAACTACCTGTTCGGCTTGGCTTTTCTGGCAATCAGTTAATTTTTTTGGTTTTTGCAAACTATTGGAAATTAATGCAGCGTAACCTTCAATATCATGCCAAGAATCAAAATTATTTGAATTTCCATTTATAATTCTAGCAATTTTATGTACAATCATTTCCAATGATTCTTTTTTGTCATGCGTTAAAGTTGACCAATTTTTGGAACTACGCATGACGTTTTTTAATGCCTGCGATATTGTTGACTGACCAGAATAATTACCATATTCAGACGATCTTTCCTGTATTGTATCTTTAATATTCTTCATTTAATCCTCAAAATATTCTGTAAGTTCTTTTAGCATTTCAATTAATTGTAAACAATCATCTAAGTCCATTTCCCCTACACATTCAAGTAATATTCGTTTGCCTTTAAAGGTTTTAATAAGACTAATGTTGGTGCGTGAATTATCTGTATAAAAATCTTGATTCTGTTTTAATTGTGGCTTTACATTCTCATACTCAAGATTTTTTTGTTTTTCAAGCATTTTTAAAATGTGTTTATTCATTTACTCTCTCCAATTTTTGCGGCAGCTAAAACAATTGCGCGGCGAGCAGCTACGTAATCTTCATCAATCACTTTATTTTCATTTTTCCCAGAATGTACAGCAGGAAAGTTAACATCCTTATCCACGTCGGTGCAGTATGTATAACCTGATGCAACTTGGTCATTGCATACAGTTAATTGCAACTTCACAGCCAACCTAAACGCATCACCATCACTTAGTAGAGGGTTCCAGTTCAAATGCGGTATGTCAAAAATACAATTAAATTCATTACTCCAATATTCTGCAGCTTTCGCAGCCAACTCTAACAATTCGCGATCTGTTTTGGTTTTCATCACTTCGCCTTGTCTTTTAGTATTGCATCCTTCTTCCCTTGCTCGTATGATTCTTTAAGTTTAGCGTCTATGTAAGCAACAAGATTTTTATAATTCTTAGATTCTAATTTGTAATCAAACGCTAATACTAGAAAATCTACGTCATCAATTGTTAATTTTTCCACATTCTCCCTTTTACATCCTGATTTTTTGCAATCTCCGCCGCAGCTTGAACATTGATTCATTTATTCTTTGTCTACTAATATCATTTGAACTTCACCACATGCAAATTTATCTTTTGATCTAAGATATTCTAGGTTAGATTTTAAATAATCTGGAATCATCATTAATACAGTAGAGTCAGTTAATTTATATGGATACGTCCACATTTTGCGTTTATTTGGTTTCATGCGCAAGTTAGATGACTCATATGATTTATGATAGACAATTCCGTTAACCTCGACTAAAACAAGATCTCCTTTTTTGTTTACGCCAATAAAATAGCAGTCTTTCCATATACCAGAAATTTGTACTTGCACAGCATCGCCACGTTTTGCGGCGTCTAAATTAAATTTGCTCATTTATTCCTCGTCTACTAATATCATTTGGACTGAACCAGCAACAACATGAATTACAGTCGCAGCAGCGCTTCTTTCGGCATTTTCTTTTGTATCTTCCGGTGACGAAATAAATAAACTTCCACCCGACCAGTGCGGATAACACCACATTTCACGCTGTTTTGGTTTCATGCGTATTGTTTCGCTATCAATTGGCAAGAATCGTATATCGGAGTAAAGACCTACATTTTCTTGAAAAACAGCATAAGTGCCAGTCCTATTTAAACCTATAAAATGAGTATCTATCCAATTATCATTTTTAAGAATCTGCACCACATCGCCACGTTTTGCTGCTTCTAAATTAAATTTGCTCATGTTGTTATCCTTTAAAATCAGGCCATGCAATTGTAAAAATATCGTCCATTTGTTGCGCGAGTGATATTATTTTTTGCGTACATATGGCTATTTGATCAATAATTGAATTAGCTGAATTCAAAAGATCATCAACATTTTGCGGTACATCATTAAATTTTGGCTGCATTCTTGCGCATATCAAAGTTGTGCAAGACGTTAAACTTTGATTTAAATCGCACAATATTTTCTTTTGTAATTTTTGCTCCTTCAATAATATTGAATATTTGCCTTTTGCAATTAAAATATCGTCACTGTAACTTTTAAAATCTATCATAATTTTTGTTTGCTAATTAAATAATTTGAATTCCGGTGTTAAACTTTACCTAGGCACTGATAGCGACCGCGACGCCAATTTTGAAAACGAACGCGACAATGACACCGAACTCGACTTTGATGCCGAACGCGATTTAGAACGCGACCACGACCCTGAGCACGAACATGATACTGAACTTGACAGTAAACATGAACGCAACCACCCTGCACGTAAAATAGATTGATTCATTTTTGCATCCTCGGTAATGGTTTATCTAACATTACTGCATCCATTAAGCCACCGCGCCCTATGATTACGCGTCGATTGTCTGGGTATGGCTCACATTCACGCACCGCGCCATTTTCTACAAATTGCATAAACCGTTCAGTTTCTGGAATCCATGCAGCATCAATTAACACAAGTTCTGTTGCGCCAACATCAACAAGCTGTCCTGTATAAATCATTGTTACTGTTCTAATAATATAATTTTTTCCAATTTCAAAGAAATGTTGTGTTGGTGCTGGTTCTTTATTAAACATGGCTGCTAATTCTTTTGCTTGACCAATTGTCATATCGTTGATGTTCATTTTTATTCCTAATTGTGTAAAGTTAAAAAAAGCCGAATTCGGACTACGCGTAACGCGCATTCGGCAGCCGTGTTTTTCTTAGGAAACTTTAATTGCTTAATTTAAAACGGTATGGCGTCATTCAACCAATCTGCATCTTTTTTGTGTTTTGATGCTGGCTTAAAATCTGTTGCCGTATTTGTCTGTTGCTTTTCGCCTTGCAAAGCAATGTCATTTACTCGTATATCCATTACTTTTCTTGCTACTCCACTTTTATCTGTCCAGTCCCTTTCAGCAACTGAACCGCAAACTGTTACTTTTTGACCTTTAGATAAATATTGTTGTAATGATTCAGCACGTTTGCCAAATAGCGAACAATTCCACCAAATGGTCGGCTTATCTTTTCCCTGTTGATCCGCAACTGAAAACGAACACACTGGATCGCCGTTTGATAGGTGCCTAAGTTCTGAGTCTTTGCCAAGCTGTCCTACTATTGTTATTGAATTCATACTGCCTCGCTTAAAAGAATTTGTTTACGTTGCGTTGCCATTGATGTTAGTTTTGATAGTTGTTCTTTTGATGCACCACCGTTTGATGCCGATTTTAAATATATTGCAATTTGTGGAATATCAGTCGCAAACCTAATTAACGAAAGTAATTCCTCTGTTTTAGCATCGCTTAAAGTTTGAGGTTTACTTGCCTCATTGCCGTCATCGTCAGCTTGATAAAGACCTGTAATCGCTGCTAATGCGTAACGCCTGGAGTATGTTGCGGCACTTCCATAACCTTGGGCATCGTTCTTTTGCAACGGCATTGTTAATTCATCCTCTATCCATTCGCCCGACTCGTGCATTAAACGAGTAGTAAGATTAAGTTTGCCCGACTCGCTGGGTGAAAATGACTGAATAAAAATGATGCCGTTATCGTTTAGTGGTTTTTTTATTGCCTCGATTACCGATTCAAGATCGGCGTATGAGCTTTTAAAATGTGGGTTTGTTGAATCCTTGACCGCAAAAGTTATTTCTTTTTGCGCTTTGAGTAAAGACGGTGCTAATTTTTCGATTGTCGTTGATGTTTTCATTTGCTATGCCTAGAATTTAAAATTAAATATTTTGTGCCGCTTGTTGATCGTGTTCGATTTGTTTATTTGCTGCCGACTCGTTATTACTTTCTTCTAAGTCGATTCCGTAATAATCATCTTCATTCATAATCCAGTCCTTTTAATTTAAAACAAACTTTATATAGATTCTCTCTGTTTTGTTTATGCTCATTTTTTAATATAAGCATTGCGTTGTGATAATGTCTAGTTAGTTCCGCCATCCTTTCTATTTCCTCAAAATTTTTAGCAAGTAATTTGTTTTTTAAATACTTCAAATACATAATTTTTAAGTTTGGAATTGGCTTAAAAATATCATCTAATATTGTTGTCATAAGTAACTTTCAACAAAAGATGCCACATATTCTACAAAAACCGATGAAACAACACATATAATAAAAATAGCCACAATTGCCGCAAAATCTTCCAAAGTTGACTTAGACATTTTTTGCTCCTTTATTAGTTAAAAACCATCCTAATTGACGCCTAATTTCTTCAACTGTTTGCTTTGAGTTATCTTTTTTGCGATCCCTAGTCATCCAGTTTCGTATGACTTCCTTGCTTGGTTTTTGCATTTCATCCCCCGCAGGTTTGATTGCTGGAACTGTTCGGGATTCTCACCCGAATTAATGTTTCTGTATTCATCAACATTTAAGCACTTTCTTGGGGCTACCAAGCACCTTTTCACTACTGCAATTTTTACAAACACTTACGCGATTTGCTTACGTGTTGATGTGGTTAGTAAATCCACCGCATAGCGCTGCTAACAACACGTAGGTCGGCCAGTCAAAAGACTAATATATTTTAAATGCCCCTCAACATTTTTAAATATGCCGACCTACGTGTTGCCCCTCTTACGAAGGGCGAAATATTAGATACTTGCTTGACGCTTTAAATTTGGTGGCAATTGATCTTCAAATGCCGCTTGCCTTGCAAATTTTTCAGCGTATTTTTGAAGATCATAAGAAAGCGGGTAATCGTAAACCCATGCACTTATAACTTTAAAATGTAAGGATGATTCGTCATGATTTGCATCGTCAAGCCAGCCTATTGCAAATAATTTAACTTCGCGGTCTGTCAATTGTTCAGCGTACAGCACGTGATCTTGATCGTCGCTGCAATCGTCTTCTGGCTCCATTCGGTCATATGCTCGCTGTGCTTTGTCTAGTCCAATCATTTTGCTTTCCTTAGTTGTGTTGTGTGCTGCAGTAACTACATTATGACATAAAAAAATAAAAGCGCAAGAAAAATAAATAAAATTATTTGTGTGTTGTATTTATTTATTCTAGCCGTTATACTTGCGGCATCTAAACAATACAAGGATTTTATGTCAAATTTACCGAAATTAATTAAAGAAATACTGTGGGAAACTCGATGGAGTCAAGAAAATTTAGCCGAGGAATTAGACTGTACGCAACCAACAATTTCACGCATAAAAGCGGGGGGTGATTGCTTAAATAGCATGGGCGATAAAATTAGAGCGCTTCATTTAAAACATTGCAAAGGAAAAAAATGAAAACAGGTGATTTGGTAATGACAAATATTGTAAATAGTATTTTATTCATGCGGCCGACCAAAAAAATAATTTACGATCGGGAGCAATTTTTAATTGATAAATTTGGTAATTCTGTTTTTACAGTTGCCGAAGTTGCAAGCGTATTTAACATTAAAAAAAATGCGACACAAAGCGCAATTAATAAACTTTTGAAAAAAGGTGTTGTGGTTGTTGTTGAGCCAAGACATTCAAGCACTCCGGCTAAGTACAAATTATCATGATGATTATCAATAGCGAAAAAACACTACTGTCTACAGTAGATAACATTAAAAATTTATATAATAAACATAAATTTTTGCGGATCACTGTCAAGACTGGGAAAGATAGAAGTCTTGATTACAATTCGTTATCGCACGTTTGGTATTCTGACATTGCCGATCAATTAAAAGATGAGGATGCGCTAGGATGGAAAAACCACTGTAAATTGCATTTTGGCGTGCCTCTTTTACGTGCAGAAGATGAAGAATTCAGAGGAATTTACGACAATTCAATTAAACTTTTGTCGTATGAAAAAAAATTGCAAGCAATGAAATATTTTCCCGTTACGTCGATTATGACAAATGAACAATTTGGAAAATATTTACATGAAATTCAGTTGTATTTTTACGACTTGGGGGTAAATTTAACTTTTCAGTCTTAAAGATGTAGTATGATTTTCAGTGATGCGCAACGCGTCAAATTTCAAATGCCCTGCTATTTTGACCGATAGCAGATAACGCAAACCAAAATTGACTTTAAGAGGGGCGATTTTACCGCAAGGAAAATCACCCTGAATTTTGGCAGGGGGTCAATCCCCTCTCTTAAAGTCAAGAAAAAAAAGGATTTATATGGGCAGAATAAGAACCGTAAAACCTGAACTGTTTAAGCATGAGGAGTTATACGAGCTTGAACTTTCTTTTAAGTTGCCAATCAGAATTTCATTTGTTGGGCTTTTCACCTGCTGCGATAGGGAAGGGCGTTTTAAATGGCGTCCTAGGTCGTTAAAGTTAGACATAATACCTTACGATGATTGCGACTTTACACGCGTACTTGACGCGTTGATGACGCGTGGTTTGGTTGTTAAATATTCTGTAAACAACGAGGAATATGGTTATATCCCGACATTTACAAAACATCAGGTCATCAATAATCGTGAATCCGATTCTATTTTGCCTGACCCCGCATCTGGATTGGCTTTTGACGCGTCAATCACGCGTGATTCACGCGATAGCCACGCCCCTGCAGGGGAAGGGAAGGGAAGGGAAGGGAAAGGAAAGGAAAAGGAAGGGAAGGAGTACGCTACGCGTTTATCAAACGATTGGGAGTTAACGCCGCAAGACATTGAATTTTGTCAATCGACGCGACCAGACTTAAACCCGCAGGAAATTGCTCAAGGTTTTAAAGATTATTGGATAGCGCAACCGAACGCCAAAGCTAAAAAATTAGACTGGTCAGCGACTTGGCGAAATTGGGTCAGAAACGCAAGACAATCCGCACAACAAAAACCGCAAATTCAATATCAAAGCGCAACAGACAAAGCTAAAACGCTTGCAGACAGACTTACTGGGAGAGCGAAAAATGAACGAATTATCGACATCAACTAATCTTGATGATATGCCGATTGCGTGGGTTGAAAGAATATTCGATCAAATGTTGTTGACATACGGAAAGAAATTTACAGATCAGTGGGGTGGCGCCGATCCTGACAAGCTGATTAAATTTTGGTGTGTCGGCCTTGCCGGATATGCTGGAAGTGAAATAAAACGTGGCTTATCTGGACTTGATTTGCGAGAGTGGCCACCGACACTGCCTGAGTTTAAAAAAATGTGTAGACCAAGCATTGATCCTTTGGTTGCCTATTACGAGGCCTTAAACGGGCTACAGGAGCGATTAAAAGGTGAGGTTGGTACTTGGAGTCATCCTGCGATTTATCACGCCTCTAAAGGGCTGCAATTTGATTTACTCAACCAGACTTATAGTCAAATTAAAACGCGATGGGAAAATGCGCTTGCAGATCAATTACAAAAAGGGCAATGGGAAGAAATTATTAAGCCTGTTTTGATGATTGCAACAAGCACAACACAAGCATCAAAAGATGAGGCTGTAAAAGCATTGGCGAAAATAGAAAAGCAAGCTGGTGTTGCTTTAGAACATAAAACGGATCATCGGCTGTGGGCAAAAAAGATAATTAAATTATCAGCGGAACATGATCATAAGCTGTCTGAGATACAAATAAGATTTGCAAAAGAGGCATTAAAAGAGAGGCAAGATGTATGAGGATCATCGTTTTGAGTGTGAGGTAAGGCATATTTTAAAGTTAAGACTTTTAGGAAAATATGAGGTAGATAAATATTTAACTTTGGTCGAAAAAATGCGAGGTAAAAATGCACGATATAAATTGCAAGATGAAGCAAAAAAGCAATGGGAAAAAGGTAATCGGGGAAAGTATGACGATTGGAAAGTCTAACTTTGAAAGCTAAAAATGAATAAAAATTTTGATGAATTATTATTAAAATTAACAGATTATGAGCAGGATGTTACGGATATGGAAAGACTTTTAATTGCTAATGAAATAATGCGATTAAGAATGGAGTTAGCAGAAGCACAAGGCGCGATTGATTATGCAACGTTATACATTGCAAAGCCAGAATCCGGAAAAAAATTTAATTAAATTAGGAAAATAACTATGATGGATCAAGAAAAGGCAGCAAAATATTTTATTGTTGGATGGATAAAGAACTGGAATTTATATACCTATTTGCAAGTCGTAACTGGCAAAAGTAAACCAAACGTGCAAGATGCTCATAAAATTTATTCTTGGTTACCTACCGATAAAGTTAATTTTATCAGAAAAGAAATTAAGCGCTATGTTGCCGACAATATTCCAAAGTTAAGTGAAAAATTGTTTAATGAAAATGACAATTTAAAAAAGTTAGAATTTTACAAATTGGCAATGGTAAAAATTGGTGAAAAAAGTACAAACAAATTTGACAAAGCAAGAAAAGCGTATCTGGACGAAAGGAGATTTTACCATGCTAATAATAAAACAAATGAGTTATCTGTAGAGCAAATGAGGCGTGGATCGGGACATAGTTGGAACGTTTGCAAATGAGCATATGCAAATGTTGCAAGAAAAAATATGATAAATCAAGGCCAATGCAAGTAGTCTGCGGGTTAGATTGTGCCTTGATTTACTCAAAAGAAACTAGAAAAAAAAGGGAAAAAAAAGAGATTAAGATAAAAAAAGATGCTTTAAAGCCATTAATTTATTATGTAAAAAAAGCTGAAAAGGTTTGCAATGAATATATACGTGTGCGCGATACAAATTTGCCATGTATATCATGCGGTGCAATTGATGCGAATAAATGGGACGCGGGACACTATATTTCAGTTGGCGCAAATCGAACGTTAAGATTTAATGAGTTAAATATTCATAAGCAATGTTCTTTTAATTGCAATGTAAATCTTTCTGGCAATTTAATTAATTACAGAAAAGGATTGTTAAAGAAGATTGGCGAGGAAAGATTGGCATGGCTAGAAGGTTGGCACGAGCCTGAAAAAATGACAAAAGACAAAGCAATTGCAATTGAAAAGTATTATAAAGAAAAGTTAATTAACTTAAAAAAAGGCAATCATGGATAACAAAAAAGCTATCAAATTAATGCAAAGTTTGCAAGATCAAATTAAAAGTGAAAACCCACAAGGATGGTGTGTTATACGTGAAAATGATATAATAGAGGCAATTGAATTTATTAATTATGTAATCAATAAAGCTGGTGAAAATGGAATAAAATCTCGCGGCTAGAATTTAAGCCACGAGATTTAATTTGTTGAACATCGTAAAAAATTTGTTACCGATCTTTTACAATCAGAAAATACTCGTAAATCGCTCTACACATTTTGCGATGCGCAGGACTTCCAAGCGGCGCCTCCCAGTTCTGCCAAGTACGCAGCGGTTTGTATACTAAAGCTGCTGCTTGAGTTTGAGTAAGAGAACCTCTGGCTTGGCGAATTTCTTGTGGTGTAGGTGATGTTTTCATAATGCCCCAAGAATGTTAATTGCGGCAATTTCGCATTTGTTAATTGCTAACAATTCTTCATCTGTTTTAGCCCAAAATTTTGCGTTTGTATCTATAGCGCAAGAAAAAAAATTAACGGCTGTTTTTTTATCGCTTGGAAAATTGTCTTGATATTTCAGGCAATATTGTAAATATGTAATTGGTGGCATGATTTATCTCTTAAGTTAAGCTATAGTCAAATAACTATAGCTGAATTTGTATTATACACTAATTGAGTGTAGTTAAGTTAAATTTTTACGCCATATTTTTTGTTAAGTTCATCAAAAATAGACTTGCTTGACTGATCAAAAAAAGTGGTTATTTTTTCGTCTTGATCAAGGCTGTCAAGATAGTCGGCAAAGAAGCGAGGCGTGTTTACTTCAACTGCAGAATCATCAAGTTCATTTCCAATAAAAGTTATTCCATTGATGCAATTTGCTTGATAATAGCCTTGTTGAAATGTAGTCATGTTTAATCCTTTTAAATTAGTTAAATTTCGGATATGTAGTGCAGATTGCACCATACTTTGCATCCTGACGGTCTTTTGCGCTCATGGCAGCTTTAAGGCTGTTGTATGAGTAAACTTTGTTTGTTTTCGTGTTTTTAAATGTGTACATGTTGTATCTGCTAATTAGTTGGATTCGTTTTGTAATAATGCTGCGCGTAATTTATAAAGAACTGTGTAAGCCTCTCCAATATTTTTTGGAAGCGTATTTTCATCAAGAATTGATTCGTCAGCATTATTCAACAATGCTCGTATAGCCAAACTAATTTGTTTATTTGAGTGAATCGCAAGAACGTTTTTCTCTGACTTCATTTGCATCTCCTTTTGTGACGCTGCGTAATTGCTGCATCAATGGAGTCATTATGCACCATATGGGTGTACGTGTAAAGTTATTTGTGAGATTTTTTTGCTGTGTTGTTTTTGAGTGAGAGAGAATTAGAAAGATTGAATAGCGAATGCAAGTTAGTAAGCGCTCACTCATCACTCCGCACGCGTTAATAATGTGATCTACGTCACAATTTTGCTCATTTATGTGTGATTTATGTGTGATTTATGTGATGCACATCACAAATTTGTGTGCAAGTGATGATTTGATAGATATTGTAGTATTGCGTCATATGCTAATATAAATGTGATGGTCATCACAAAAAAGAGGAAAAAAATGGCTAAAACACAATTCGAGATGTTAGATGATATCGGTATTGATGCTATATGCGCTCGCATAGCTGATACAGAATCGCAACGATCTATAGCAAAGAGTCTATCTATAGACATAGCTACATTAGTAAGGTGGCTGCAAAGTGACGCTGAGAAAGCAACAAAAGCACAAGCAGCGCGTGAGCAAAGCGCATATGTGTGCGACGAACTAGCACTCGCTGCACTATATGATATAGATGACGATGCGACGCAAGCTGCTGTGACGCGACAGAGAGAGATAGCATCGCATCAGCGCTGGAGAGCGAAAACACGAAACAAAACTTTTAGCGATCGTGTGCAGACTGAGAGCACTGTTGATATGCGCGTCAGATCAGCGTCAGAGCTATCGGATGACGAGCTAGCAGCTATCGTAGCGCAGACAGTCAAAACATCGCCATGAGCTATATAGACCCTGCTGACGCTGCAAGCGAGCTACTACGCAGACGTAGATCGAGAGAGTCTCTGATCGAGTACACGCGCTATACTAATCAGTCATATGCAGCAGCAGAGCATCACTATGTGATAGCGAAAGCACTAGAGCGAGTCATGCGCGGTGAGTGTAAGCGGCTGATTATCTGTATGCCCCCGCGACACGGAAAATCTGAGTTAGCATCAAGGCGCTTCCCTTCTTTCTACCTTGCCAAAAACCCAACAAAACAGATCATAGCTGCATCATATAATAGTGATCTTGCTAATGACTTTGGCAGGGAAGTTCGCAATATTGTAGCTAGTCAAGAGTATCAACAGCTTTTTGATGTGACGCTATCTGCTGACAGCAAAGCTGCAAATCGCTGGCACACGAGTGAAGGTGGTATGTACGTCGCGGCAGGCGTGGGAACCGCGATTACAGGACGTGGCGCTGACATTTTGCTAATTGACGACCCATTTAAAGATCGGCAAGAGGCGGACAGTGAAATTACGCGCCAACGTGTGTGGGATTGGTACACCAGCACAGCATACACGCGGCTAATGCCCGGTGGCGCTGTAGTTGTCATTAACACTAGATGGCATGACGACGACTTGACTGGACGGCTACTAGCAGAACAAGAGAATGGTGGAGACGCGTGGGAAGTGCTTTCTATGCCTGCTATTGATGACACTGGTAAGCCTTTGTGGTCTGAGTGGTATCCAATTGAGCGACTAGAGCAGATCAAAGGTGTTCTACCGTCGCGCGACTGGAACTCACTTTATCAGCAAAACCCTATCCCTGATGATGGTGATTATTTCAAAAGTGAATGGATAGTCGAGTATGACGATCTGCCTGCTGATTTACATTACTACGCTGCGAGCGATTACGCGGTAACAGATGGCAGTGGAGACTATACTGAGCATGGCATATTTGGCGTTGACGCGCATTCTAATTTGTACGTTGTCGATTGGTGGTACGGTCAAACTGCTGCAGACGAATGGATCGATGCTAAATGCGATTTGATACGCAAATACTCGCCTAAAGCGTGGTTTGGTGAATCTGGTGTAATTAGGCGTAGTATTGAACCTTTTATGATTAAACGTATGGCAGAGCGTAGCGCATACTGCGTCATAGAGTGGCTATCCAGCATATCTGATAAGACTACTAGGGCGCGAGGCATACAAGCTAGGGCAAGTATGGGTAAGCTCTTTTTTCCTAAGCGCGCAACGTGGAAAGATAGGGTTGTGGCACAGATGCTAAGGTTTCCAGCAGGAAAGCATGATGATGCTGTAGACGTGCTAAGTCTGATAGGACGTGGGCTTGACAGAATAAAAGACGTAAAACCCAAGCGTGAACGCACAATCAGAGTTAGTAGTGGCTGGATGGGTTAATATTGCAATTGTTTTTAAAATATGTTAAAAGATGCACACTTAAAGCAAGGTCGCGAAAATGATCAACGATAAAAATTCAATGCTGGACGACAAAAATAATTATCTTGATGATGATATGGATGATGCCGAAGATAAAAAAGAGTCCGAAAATGAGGATGAGGATGAGACAGCGGAATGGGTAGAAGTACACAAACAAGCGCTTAAAGATTTTAAGCTGTGTGTTGATGCTGAGGCAGACAATCGCAACGAGGCTCTTGACGATCTCAAGTTCGCAAGGCTTGGCGAACAGTGGCCAGATGACGTAATACAAAAACGCAAATTAGAAGGCCGTCCGTGTATGACATACAACCGGATGCCGACTTTTATTCGTAAGGTTGTCAATGACGGTCGTCAAAATAAACCGTCAATTAAGGTGCATCCATGTGACGATTCAGCCGATACTCAAACTGCTGAAATTATAAACGGCATTATTCGCAACATTGAAAATTCGTCAAATAGCGAGGTGGCATACGATACAGCACTGGATTTTGCTGCATCATGTGGCATTGGCTATTTGCGTGTTGATGTCCAATATTCGCATGATGATGCGTTCGATCTTGATATCTTTATTGAAAGAATTAGCAACCCGTTTACTGTATATGGTGACTATCGCGCAACATCTGCCGATTCATCGGACTGGAACATTGCGTTCGTTGTCGATGCCATCGATGAGAAAGAATACAAAAAACGCTACGGAGACAAAGCCAAGGTCAGTTTTGACAGTGACGCATATATCGGTATGCCAGATGAATGGCGAGACGGTGACAAAGTTATCGTTGCTGAATATTGGGTACGAAAAGAGACGGAAAACGAAATTGCGAAACTGTCCGATGGGCGAATTGTCGATGTCGAGTGGCTAAACGCTGAAGTTGACGGATTAAAGGGCACAACAAATAAAGATGCTCTTGCACAATATAACGTAAGAGTTATATCTACTCGTAAAGCAACTTCCTATGAAGTTTGCCAATACATTATGTCAGGCGCGGAGATTCTTGAGGAAAACGATTGGGTTGGAAAATATATTCCGATTATTCCGGTGTACGGCGAAGAACTTAACATCGAAGGCAAGCGTCATTTTAGGTCGCTAATCCGTGATGCTAAAGATGCACAACGGAATTTCAACTATTGGCGCACAACTACTACCGAAATGGTGGCACTTGCTCCAAAAGCCCCGTTTATTGGTGCCGTAGGTCAATTTGATACAGACGCTGACAAATGGGCTGCTGCTAATGCTGAAAACGCAGCGTACATTGAGTACGATATAGTCCCCGGTGCGCCTCCACCAATGCGTCAAGGGTTTGCTGGTGTGCCTGCTGGTGCGCTGCAAGAGGCGTTAAATGCTGCTGATGATATGAAGTCAATCATTGGTATCTACGACGCGTCATTAGGTGCTCGCAGTAACGAAACATCGGGTCGCGCAATCAATGCGAGACGTGCAGAATCTGAAGTATCAACGTACCATTTTATTGACAATCAGGCGCGAGCTATCAAGCATACTGGGCGAATCATTCTTGATCTTATCCCGCACATTTACAATAAAGCGCGGATCGTTCGTGTTATGGGCGAAGATAAAAAAACTCAAACAGTGCCAGTAAATCAACCGCAACAACAGCCGGATGGCACGTCACAAGTTTATGATCTAACTGTAGGCAAATATGATCTAACCGTCAATGTTGGATTAGGATTCCAGACCAAACGGGAGGAGGCAGCTTACGGAATGACAGAACTTGTGCGCTCATATCCGATGGCAGCCCCTATTATTGCCCCGCATTTAGCTGAGGCGCAAGATTGGCCCGGTGCTGATAAGATAGCCGAAGAACTGAGGATGCTGTCCCCCCAGGCGCAACAGGGCAATCCGCAGGTGCAACAAGCTGAGCAAGCAATACAGCAACTGCAAGCGCAATTGCAGCAAGCGCAGCAAGTCATACAATCAATGCAAACTGATAAGAGCTTGGAAGCGCAAAAGTTAGAAATTGATAAGTTTAATGCTGAAACTAATCGATTAAAAACGCAAAAAGAAATACAGCCGCAAATGATGGATGTTTCAGGGGATAATGTGGACGAACGGGAAAAAATTGCTCTTGAAACAGAATCAAAAGTTATCATTGAAAAAGTTAAACAGGAAGGGCAAAAAGAATTAGAATTGCTAAAACAAAAAGCTGAGATTGCAAAAGCTAACACTAATCAGCTATTGACTGTAGATGAAAACCTAAACTTAGTGCCTAGTGATGTAGTATTGGAGATTAAGCAAGTAATTGATGCTCTTGGCAATGAAATGCAAAATGTTAAAAAACGCGCATCTGCTAAACGTATGTTAATCAGGGATGAAAGCGGTAGACCTTCTGGGTCAATTATTGTAGATGAATTTAATAACCCTATAGGGGAGGATTAATATGGCTTTGGCTTATGATGTATCAATTAGAAATGCAATGCTTGACGCAATTACCACTCGCGCTGGATCATCTGCATTACTTAGAATTTATGACGGTTCACGTCCCGCTACAGGCGGAACTGCAACTACTAAACTAGCAGAGTTGACGTGCAATGCAACTTTTGCACCATCTGCAACTGGTGGCGTTCTAACATTAAATAGTATTACGCAGGATGCAAGCGCTGATGCGACAGGCACAGCAACATGGTTCAGGATCGTAAAAAGCGACGGAACAACATTTGTGTTAGATGGTAGCGTCGGCACGTCTGGAAGTGATTTAAACCTAACTACTACAAGCATTGTTGCTACACAGCCAGTAAGTATTACTTCTTTTGTAATCACTGAAGGTAATGCGTAATGATCGAATATAAAACCCACGACAATGGGCCAATCACATCAATTCATGTTGAGGTTGGCGCAGTTATTGTTACAATGACATTTAACAGCTTGCTTGAGTTTACACCCATGCACTCTCACGCGTTTGATCATTGGATGGAGTGTGTAAAAGGTGCTGCTGTAATATCAATTGACGGAATAGATACTGTTGTTCGTGCTGGTGATAAGTATTTAGTTGAAGCGCACAAAGAACATAGCGCAAAGCCATTGGAATCTTTTACTGTGTTGCGTTGCGTACATGAAAATAGCGAGGTAGACCCGTCAAAATGCGAAGAAGGGATACCTTTAGAGTGGGTTAATAGACTGACGGTGCATTAATGAGAGCTGATTATCTTGAAATGTCGGTAACGTCAATTGCTGGAACTAATGGCAATGGCGCGGTAACAATGTCTAGAATTACGAATACGCCAACGTTTGATGAATCGTTTAACACATCATCGCTGACTAGAACGGTCGAATATGTAATTGAAGATACATCAAGATTATGTTTTGAGCGTGGCATTGGCACTGTAACTGGAAACGTTCTAACTCGTGGCAGTCCTAAAACTACGTGGGATCAAACAACATTAAACCAAAACAATCCAACTGCATTTGCATTTTTAGCATCTGGATCGGTTGACAATATTCGTGTTAGATGTTCGCCAACTATGGCAAGCGCAGCATCTACATTTCCCGGCGTAATGCAAGGCTCATCGCCTGTTAATATTAATTTAGGTCATATTACAACGGCGCACATTGTAACTAATGCAATTCAAGTTGGCACAACGGTTGTTACTGGCACTGAGTATTATTTGCCCTATCTGTGGGAAGGTAACGGCGCAATTACATCTTTAGGCGTGTGGTTGGTTACAGCACAAGCAGGTGGAGCAATTAAGGTTGGAATTTATGAGTGTGGGGCAGATGGTACACCAAGCAACTGCATTACTCATTGCAATTCAAGCCCTATCTCGTTAGCTGCTGGATCTGGAACGCTAATAACAAGCGCAATTACGACGGCGAATGGTTGGTCAGTTGAGTCACCAAACCTTGCACCCGGTTGGTATTACATTGGATTTGTAGCAACAGCAACTACAACATTTCCTAGTCTTGGTCATCATGCAATTTCAAGCCCTATGCGTATGTCACCAGTAGGTTGGGGGGCTAACTATGGCACTAATCAACTTTTAACTGCTACTGCAAGCGTAAATTATGCAACAGGTTTACCGACTGGCGCACCAAGTAGGACGTTTATTATTACGCAAGGCAATACATCGACAAGCGGTCGTCATTACTGGTTTGGCTTAAAACCGAGGATTTAACATGCAACCCATTATAAATTATGTAGATAAAGGCGCGGGAATGGCACAAGCTATTCGTGCCGCTGGTTACACAATTGCAATTATGGATGGCGTTCCTATGTGCAGCGATCCTATTGCAGTGCAAGCAATTATTGACGCGTTTGACCCATTAGTGAGTGCAAAATCGATTAAGAAAAAAGCAATTGATGCTTATGCAGCTGCATTAAGGAACGTTATTGTTAATGGTACATCTCCCGCAGAAATGGCAGCGTGGGGATTAAAAGTATTGCAAGCCGAAAGGGTGCAAGCTGGCGAAACCACAGGTACTGAGTTGATTGATGCTGAAGCAGCGGTTAGGGGTGTAACGCGTACTGTTATGGCTGCAATTGTCAAGGGTAATAGCAATGGTCTAACTGCATTAGAAACACAAATTTCAGGCAATGCAGGAAAGCATAAAGACATTATTGCGGCCATGACAGATTGGCATGAGGTTTCGGCTTATGATTTTTCTAGTGGTTGGCCTGCATGACATACGGTAAGAGTCCATATGCTAAGGTTCCATACGTAAAAAAAGCGGTTGTTTCTGCGTCTGGTGCATCTGGATCATTAGCAAAAACAAATAACAATGATTCTATATCCGCAAGTGGAACAACAACAATTGTTGGCAGTCTTGCGTACACGAATCAAAATGATACTGTTGTCGCCAGCGGATCAAGTGGGCTTAATAACGTAGGTTCATTATCTACTGTAAATGCAAATGACAGTATAAGTGCAAGTGGTACAACTACAGTCTTAGGCAGTACAAATTACTTAAATAATAATGACAGTGTTAGCAGCATAGGATTTTCCGGTGTAATTACTGGCAGTGTTGCATATGTTAACAAAAATGATGCAGCGCAAGTTATCGGCATTGGCTCTACAGTTACTGGTGGTGGCGGCTATGGCTACGGTTATGGTTACGTAAAGAGAAAAACAACTGTAAAAGAGGATAGGGAAAAATTAGGAATAATTCCTAAGTCTGTAAAAAAGATTATTAAAAAGGTAGCAGAAGAAAATGCTACTTTTAAAAAAGAAGAAGAAGCCTTAGCAGAACTAAAAACTATTTTATCAAGTAAGAAAATTGATGTTAAAAAATCTTATGAGGATGAATTAAAAAATCAAATTGAACGCTCTATTAATCTGGAAATTTATAAGTTATTAAAAATTCAGAAAGAAAGAAACGATCAAGATGAGGAGGAAGCCGCATTCTGGCTTTTAATGTAACCACGTCAACAACCATAAAGGATTGACAAATGAACGAAGAAATAATCACGCAAGAATCCGACGACATTGTTAGCAATGTAGATTCTGAAAATGTATTTGATAATAACGAAAATGATTTTGAAGAAATTATCGATGATTCTGAAGAATTAGAACTAGACGGGAAAGTCTATAAAGTTCCAAAGGCTATTAAATCATCTGTAATGAAAAATGCAGATTACACACAAAAAACACAAGAATTAGCGCGAGAGAGAGAAGCAATTGCAAAAATTAAAGAAGAAGCGCAAAGATATAAAGAAAATATAAAGACAAATATTCAAGAACGTGGTAGGTTATCGGCAATAAATGATACTTTGCAACAGTTTGAGCAAATAAACTGGGCTGAGTTAAGTGATCAAGACCCATTGCAAGCGCAAAAGCTATGGATTCAAAAGTCACAATTAAAAGATGCTGCAATAGAGTTGCAAAATAAGTTAGACAGCGAAGAACGGCAAGCCGGGGAGCAGGAGCAGCTTTCAGAAGCCAAGCGATTGCGTGAAGGTCAAGCCATTTTGTCGGAGAAAATTCCGAACTGGTCGCCACAATTGGCGAGTAATTTAGTTAATTATGCCGCATCAATTGGATGGTCCGAAGGCGAAATTAAAAAAATTACTACAGCGCAAGTTATTGCATTGCACAGGGCATTCGTTGGGGATCAATTGCTGAATAAGCAAAATCCTAAAGTAAAAAGCGAAGTTGTAAAGCCTGTGACAAAATTGGGAGGAAGTGCATCGATTAAAAAAGATCCTTCAACTATGAGTGATAAAGAATTTGCCGCAATGCGGCGACAACAGATTAAAAACAGAAACAACTAATTTTAAACTACATAAGGAATAAAAATGGCAAATGCTACCTCAACCATAGATATGGTAACGCGTGAAGCGTTGCGTATCGCTCACGAGAAAATTCAATTTATTGGAACTGTGGATCGTCAATATGATGATTCATTTGGTAAAACGGGCGCAAAAATTGGCTCTACTTTGCGTGTTCGTAAACCAAACCAATATACTCGTACAACTGGCTCTCGCGTTATGGACGTGCAAGACCAACAAGAGACAACAGCAACAATCACGGTTGCGACACAAGATCACGTCGATATGCGTTTTAACTCTGCTGAGTTGGCATTGACAATTGACGAAATTAGCCGTCGGTACATTGAGCCTGCCGTATCTCAACTAATCTCTGGTATTGAAGCTGACTTTTTGGCGTTTGCAACAAAAGCGACTTATAACGTAGCTGGAACTGCTGGCACAGCCATTACTTCGCTTGCCACCCCCGGCGCAGCACGTGCAAAATTGAATCAAAACCTTGCGCCTAAGTCGGATCGCTACATTCAAATGGATTCCATTACAATGGGTAATCTTGTTAATGGTTCTTCGGCTTATTTTAATCCATCACGTGATATTAGCGAACAGTACCGCGAAGGCTTGGTTGCACGTACATCAATGGCAGATTATTACGAAAATGAGCGCGTTTGGACTGCGCAAAATTCCGCAGATGTTGCGGGTGAGATTAACGGTGGTACATTAACAAGCGGCATTACATCACTAACAGTTGACGGTTTAACAGTTGCGCCAACTGCTGGCATGGTGTTTACAATTGAAGGCACCTATGACGTTCACCCAGAAACAAAAGTTCCATATTCACACTTAAAACAGTTTGTATGCTCTGCTGGTTGCACAACAACTAATCTTGTGTTTACGCCTGCAATTATTTACAGCACAACCGATGCACGTCAAAATTGTTCTGGCGCACCCACAGACAATGATGACATCACATTTGTTGGTGCTGCATCTACAAACTACGTTCAGCCACTGATGTATCACAAAGAGGCATTTCAGTTTATTACTGCCGACCTGCCACTGATGGCAAGTTCTGAAAAGTGCGTTCGCCGTGTGCAAGATGGCCTTTCAATGCGCGTATGGCAAGATTCAGATATTCGCAATGATGAATTGCTCATGCGTATTGACATTTTGTACGGAATGGCTGCATTACGTCCTGAATGGGCTTGCCGAATGATCGGCGCAGCAGGCTAATATATAACCGCAACCGTTATTTGACGGTTGCTAACTATTTTATAAAGGATTAAAAATGGCTATTTCTACAGATTTGGAACGTTTGAGCTACGGCTCACCAGCAGGATGTATTGCAACTGGTCAGCATGTACAAGTTATTCAATCAGTTGGCGCTACTCGCACTTTGTTGGCTGAAGAATCGGGTTCTTTGTGCTTGCTTGATTCTGCTAGCGGTGTTGTTTATACACTTCCAACGCCAGTAGAAGGTATGTATTTTGATTTTTCTGCTACTGTTGCGGTTACATCAAATGCGTACAAAGTTGTGACTGCTGGCGCATCTGACTACATTGTTGGTAACGTGCTAATCGGTGATACTGTAGTAGCGCAATCAGGCGATGTATTTGTCGCTGATGGCACTACTATTCGTGCAATTTCCGAAGATGGCGCAACAAAAGGTGGTTTAGTTGGTGGACGTTATCGCTTGACCGCAATTTCTGGCTCAAAATGGCTAATTAATGGCGTTACGCATGGCACTGGCACACTTGCTACACCATTTGCAACTAGCTAATTAAATAAGTAGGGCTATGCTAAAGTTATGAATTAATATAGCCCTACTTTAAGGATTAAAAATGATTATTTGGATGATTCACCCAAACAATGGCAAACATCCTGCATTGCCTTTTGAGGTTGAAGAAATGAAAAAAAACGGCTGGTCAATTTACGAAAAACCTACAAAGCTAGTTGACGCAAACAAGCAAGAAGAAGTTTTAATGCAAGAAGTGCAAAGTAGCGCAAAAAAACGCGGTAGACCATCTAAAGGTTGAATATGGCAATAACCACCTACAATGAATTAAAGGCAGAGGTTGCCAAGTGGCTACAAACTGATGCGCTAACCGACGAAATACCTAATTTTATACATTTTGCGGAAATTGAGTTAAATACAGAACTGCAAAATAGGGATATGCAAGTCGATGAACAATTGACGTTGTTAGCTGGATCATCAACTGTAGCAATACCAGCAAGATTTATTAATCCTATTTCATTAGAACTTGTAATTGCTGGTGAGGATAATACAGATCTAAAATATATTAGACCGCAAGATGTGGTTAAAAATGAAGCAATGGCAACACGTCCGGAATATTGGACAGTCAACGGCTCATATATAGAATTTCCAAACCCTTCAGACCAGACATATACATTAGCTTTTAGAATGTTAAAAGGCTATGATTTGGCAACAACATTAACCAATTCTTTACTGACAAAATATCCGTTATTATATTTATACGGCGCACTAACTCAAGGCGCAATATATGCTCGTGAAGATGGTAGAATTGAATTATTCAATGCGCAATATAATAAAATTTTGTCAAAAGTAAAGCAGTCAGAAGGTAGAAACAATAGGCTAGTTACTTTGCGAACTGAATTTTCTAGCGCGACAAGTTCAAATATTATAGCGGGGTAATAATGGCTTTAGAATCTGGTACGTATATTGACGATCTGGTGGGGACTAATCCTGTCAGTGCAGATGATTTGGTTCGCTATGGTGCGGATCATTTAAGATTACTTAAGAATACAATTAAAGCATCATTTGCTGGATTTACAGATGCAATATGTGTTACTGGTGTAGATGGTGGCTCTGCAAATGTATATACATTAACACCTGCTACGCCATTGCCATCATACGGATCGCGTATGATTATTGTTTTTTCTCCTGCGGTAGTTAATACCGGAGCTGTGACAATCAATGTTTCGGGTTTAGGCGCAAAATCTGTAAAAAGTGTATCAGGAGCTGCATTAGTTGCGGGTGATTTGGCTGTTAATGTAATTTATGTTGCTGTATATAACGGTACAGATTTTCAATTAACCGCGCCAACAAAGAATTATATTGATCTGTTAGATTTAGCGCAAAAAGATTATATAGATCAAATTGTTTTTACATCTGAACTTCCAGCGCAAGGTGGTAATGCTAATAAGTACGTTCGCACTAATGGCACTGCGGCCTCTTGGCAATACGCAGGTATAGAGTTAGCGAATCCTGCTGGCGCAACATTAACAAATGGAACCACTTACCAAGCATTTATTGCAAATGCAGCTTACACATTGCCAGATTTTACTAATTCAAAAACCTTTGGATTGGCAAGTTTATCAAACTCTCCTGCCGTGCCGTCTACTGTTACTACATCTGATGGCTGGACAATTGCACCTGATTTAGCTGTTAATACGTTTAAAGCCATTTCACCACTATCAACAGCAACAGCTCACGGCGCATGGGGCAATATATTAATGACACCCGCTATTTATTGCGCAATAACTGCGGCTAGTGCGCCAACAATTTTAGGTGTTGCTGCATTAAGTAGCACGTTAAACGTTATTTTATACGGTGTATCAAGCAATACAACAATGTATGTTGTTGCTGTTAATCCTACAACGGGCGCTTGCGGATCGCCACTTTCGTTAGGCACTACCACCGATGTGCAGCCGCATATTTTTGCGGATTCTGCTACTACGTTTGTAGTTGGGTTTAATAATGGCAGTGGCGCATCTGTAATAGCTGGCACCGTTTCAACATTATCTATAACAGTTGGTAGTGTAGTAAATGGTTCATATAGTTATTTTGATTTAATACAATTATCTCAAGGATTGTATCTTTACACTTCAAGCAATGGTTATGTAGAAGCGTTTTCTGTTTCTGGAACAGTAGTTCAAAAAGGCAATAATTTAAATACAGGTACATCAAAAGCATTAATTGTTAAAATTAACGCTACGCAAGCATTAGCGGTAGGATGTACGACAACAAGTCCAGCGCAAATGCAAGCGGTAGTAATAACAGTTACTGGTAGCACTTCTGCCGCTGGAACTGTATATTCTGCTGCTACATCTGTAGTCCACAATGGTGGAGTAGTACCGAGATTTTTAAAAAGTTTATCAAACGGTTCTTATGTTGCGTGTTTTGAAAATCAATCCCCTACTACTACAGGCGATTATTACGCGATGACTGTATCTGGTACTGTTGTGACAATAGGAACTGTTTTGCAAATAGCGAATAGTTTACCTAGTGCTGCATATCCGCTAACTTATATTTATCCTGCTGCAACAGATACATCACAGCGTGTCGTTGTATATAGTAGCAATCAGTTATTGGTTGGGTTATCTGATGGTGCTATCGCCTTAAGCGTAACAGGAACAACAATAACCAATGGATCAAAATTTGGTACAGCATCAACAAAATTTGTTACTGATGCACAAACAGGATTAAATTTTTACGTAGTAACAAGTACCACAATTGATAAAATTACAGTGTCAACAACAACCATATCATCAAGTTATCAATTGGTTGCCTCACCTGTAATAGTAGCGGCGGATACAATGAATGATAAGGCAGTAAGTTATTCTGGTACGTGGTACACATGGACGCTGCCAACTATGAGCCATGCGCTCACCTACAATAAATGGTTAAGTGTAAATAGTTCTGACATTAGATTATATGGTGAAATATCATGATTATTTATCCCATTGGGTATGAAAATCCTATCCCACAATCTGTTACTAGGTTACAGGCTAGATTGGCATTAATTAATGCTGCAAAGTGGGATTTAATTAAGCCGATTATTTTGGAAATGAGCGATCCCGATAAGTCAATTGCTTTGGCTTGGTTTGAGGATTCGATTTATTGGAGGCGTAATGATCCTTATGTTGTTTCAATATCGGCGTTAATTGGTTTAACATCTGATGATGTTGACAATCTATTCATTGAGGCATCAAGTCTATAATGCCATTAGTTAAATTTACAAATGTCGGAGCACTAGGGCAAAACCGTGATGCCGATGAAATTGATTTGGCATTAACGCCTGCATTTGAGTGGAGTGGCGGGAATAATGTAAGGTTTTCTGACGGGTACGCGGAGAAGTTTACAGGTGAATCCTCACACCACGGCGAGCCATCTGTAACACCTTATGGCATATTTTTTTCAAATACTGCAAACCGTTATGAGGTTTATACAGGACTTCAAAAGATATATGCTACCACTGGATCAACCCACACCGACATTACTAGATCATTAGGGAATTACACTGGAACTATAGATAATAAATGGACTGGTGCTGTTTTGTCTGGAACGTTAATTTTAAATAATGGCGTAGATGATCCGCAATTTTGGGCGGGTGACATAGGAACGCCTTGCGCAAAATTAACTAATTGGCCTGCAAGTACAAAAGCTAAAGTGGTTCGGGTATTTGATAATTTTATTATTGCGTTAAATATTACAGAGGGAAGTACAAACTATCCTAGCATGGTTCGGTGGTCAACACCTGCCGATCCGGGTACTTTACCTGCATCATACGATTACACATCTACTACTAATGACGCTGGTCGCGTTGAAGGTGTTTTATCAAGTACGCCCGACAAAATAGTAGATGGATTGGCGCAAGACAATACTTTTTTTATTTATAAAGAAAGTAGCATTTATGCGATGCAATATATTGGCGGTAAGCAAATATTTAGGTTTTCAGGTGTTAGTAAAATAGCTGGCGCAATGGGAATTGATTGTGTTGCTTCTACTCCTGTTGGCCACGTAATCCTATCAGATGGTGACGTGTTAATTAATCAAAGTGGCAATATTCAATCAATCATTGATAAGCGAATGAGGCGATGGATATTCAACAACATTGATTCTGACAACAGGCAGAAAAGTTTTGTTGTTGCAAACCCATATAAAAATGAGGCGTGGATTTGTTATCCAGAAAATGGGAAGGTATGGCCTAATAAAGCAGTTGTCTGGAACTATAAAGACAATACTTTTGCTACGCGTGACATTCAAAATTTGACGCACGCCAATTCAGGAATTATTACCGCTGCCGATACTGATACATGGAATAGCAGAACTGATACATGGAATGATTCTGATGACATTTGGTCAGTCAATAACTATAGTCAAGCATCTACAAGATTAGTATTATGCTCAAGCGATAAAAAGTTATTATTGGCTGATTTAACGCGTACATTTGACGGCGCGAGCATGACATCCTATATTGAAAGAACAGGGATTGACTTTGGTTATCCTGAATCAATTAAGTTGTGTAGCGCTGTACGCCCTCGATTTGATTCTATTGATGGAACTGTTATTCGGGTATATGTAGGAAAGCAAGCTAGTCTTGATAGTGGTATAACGTGGTCATCGCCAGTAAATTACACTGTAGGAACGTCCTTAAAATGCGATTTTAACGTATCGGGTAGATATTTAGCGGTAAAGTTTGAGTCAATTAATTCCGCACCTTGGCGATTAAAATCATTTGACCTTGACATAAAACAATTAGGAATGTATTAATGGCTTACATACCAGATATTTTGCCTTATGACATTAAGTTATTTCCAAAATATTTAAACAATGAACTGTTAAAGATTGAGGAAAGCCTAATAAGTCAAAAAGATTTATTGAGCTTGTCTACAACAAACGTAGCCCCTTCAAAAGTAGATGAGGGTGATATTCGATTTGCGGATGGTACAGATTGGAACCCGGGTGCTGGCGCAGGTATATATGCCTATCACTCTGGTACTTGGAATAAACTAGGATAAGGATAAACAAAATGATGGGATTACTTGATATGGCATCGCCAGAAAAGAAAATGCAGCAACCGCAGCAACAAAAAATGGGCGGTTTGCTTGATATGGGCAATATGGGCAGTATGAGTGGCCAAAATAACATGACACAAAATGAAGGCGATGAAAACGACAAAATGCTCAACGAAATGTTGCAGAATCCAACAGTTGAAACAGTGCAAAAAATAATTGAGCAAATTTCAGCAAATGGAAATCCTGAATCACAGCAAGTTATACCAATTCTTGAAAAATTAGAAACTCCAGAGCAAATTACGCAATTTGCTACCTTAGTAAAGCAAAAAAGAGCTATGAATGAATGACATTGCAATGCAAGGCGCTATTGTTGAAAAAGGGCAAGCTAACTTATTGCACAGAGAAAAAATAGAAGCCTTGCAAAAAGCCGTTTTAGAATTGCCGCAAGCAATGCCTGAATTAGAGCATTTTTTTGCACATAAAATATATGCAAGAAAAGGTATTATAAAAAAAGGCACAATTTTGGTTGGTGCTATAAAAAAATATTCACACATTAATATTATAGTTTATGGGGATAGTTCGGTATTTACTGAAGATGGAGAGGCAAGAATAAAAGGTCATACTGTTTTAGTATCTCAAGGTGGTACTAAGAGAGTTATATATGCACATGAAGATACTTTGTGGATTACCATTATTAGCGCAAATGAGACAGAACCAGAAAAAATAGAAGAAGAAGTTTTGTGTAAGACTTATGATGATTTTTTAGAATATTGTGGTAATCAGAAATTAATAGGGGAATAATATGTTTGGGATCACTGGCTCTATTGTTGCAACTATTGGCAGTGCGGTAATTGGCGGTGTTATGGCTAAAAGTGCTGCAAGCGATGCAGCCGACGCACAAAGAGAGGCGCAAGAAAGAAGTATTGCAGCGCAAAAAGAGGCTAATAAATTAGACCCACGCGTCCAACAATTAATATATGGCGATGCAAATGCGCCTGAGCCAAGATTAAGAGCTGGTGTTACGCCTATTTATAGTCAACCAGAGCCAGTAATAAAAACTAGGACTGCATATCGTCCATCAACTACAACCGTGGATGATTTTGGCAATCCTGCGTTGACTCCTTATGAAGAACAATATACGGATGTAGGTCAAAGAAGGCTTATTAATCCCGCATCTGATTTTGAAACGCCGACACAAGACACCGGAATTATTGGAAGAATTGGAGGCTTGTTGGATGTGCAACAAAGCCCAGAAACTCAAAAATTTAATCAATCGGTTAATGCTTATTTAGGTGGCAATGCGATTGCGGATATAGGGCAAATTAGAGGAACAGCATTAGGGTTGCAAACTGGTGACGTGCCAGTTAATACAATGCAGGCAAGAACAATTAATACACCATCACAATCTAATATAGATTTACAAAAAGCGTATCAAGATGTTATTTACGGGAATCCTGCCGAAAACCCTTACTTGACAGGTGCTTTACAGGGTGGGATTGATCAAAGTAGGCGAGCATTTAATCAGATGCAAGAAGATGCAATAAGGGGCATTACGGAAAACGTATTACCTACAATCCGTAGCGGTGCACAAGCGTCTGGTCAGTACGGTGGCAATCGTCAAGCATTGGCTGAAAGTGGCGCAATATCTGAGCTTTCTAGAGCAATGGCGAAGGCTGCTGAAAATTATGGAAATCAAAACACGGCTGCTGTATTGGGAGCAAAAGCAAATGCGTTTGAGGCTGGTCAAGGTCGTGCATTTTCTGCTATGTCTGGACTTGGTGGCCAACAATATGCTACAGGCGTACAAAATGCGCAAATAGCACAAGAAGCGGCTAAAGCTAATCTTGAATCACAGAACAAATCGTTATCGCAAGGCTATGCTAATAAGGCACTAGGTGCAAATATGCAATCAGGATTGCTAGGTTCAATGTATGATTTGCAAAATAGAGCGCAAAATGCCGATATAAATAGGATTGGTAACGTTGTTAATTTTATTCAGCCCTTTACTAAAAGCCCGGGCATTTCAGTTCAGCCATATCAACCCGTGTATTCTAATGTTGCCGCTGGCGCTCAAGGTGGTGCTAGTGCTGGCCTTGGCTTATATAACGCGTTTAAGTCACCACAAATTGGAGCAAATAATACATGGCAACAATTTGAAAATGATACTGCAAACGTTGGCTCATATAATACGTTTAATCAACCTTCAAGCAATGTTTTACCTAATGCAGCCAGTGCGCCATCAACATTGCCAAACTTTATGAACAATCCTTATTTAAACTCTACTATGGGCAATACTTATGGGTTGCTAGGTAGCGGGTTCCCTAATCCTAAAGGAGATTTGTAAAATGGGATTATTAGATTTTAATTTTGAAGACCCTAGAAACCTTGGTTTATTACGCGCTGGTGCTGGCATGATGGCGCAAGCTGGCGACACAAGCAAGCCCTTTGGTATGGGGCAAGCCATCGCGTATGGTATGGATACTTACGCCAATACTCTTGAAGCTGACAAAAAACGCAAATTAGAAGAGCAATTAGCGCAACAAAAAATATTCGAAACTCAAGAAAATAATCTATATGCGCGTAATTTAAGGCAAGCGCAACAGGAAGAATTACAACAAAAAACAGCGGGTATGCTTGCAAAGCAAAATACTATTAAAGAATTGCAAGCTAAAGTTGCTCAAAATCCTGACTATAAGCCTACAGCATCTGAACTGTTAGCGTTAGGCGAGACTGGTGTGTTTTTGCAAAAAAATAGATATTTTGAGCCAATGCTTGTTAAAAATAAAGAGGGTAAATATGTTTTCGTCCAACCAAGCACAGGAGGCGAAACAAAAGAATTTGCCTATAACCCCGTTGGCAATTTTAAATATGTAAGAGGTGGTCCTGAAACGCCTGATATGCGCGTTAATTTGTTAACTAATGAAGCAGAGCCAGTAAGGTCAAATGAATCTTCAACATTTAAGGCTACTGGCAATGCTCCACCATTACCACCATTGCCATCATTTGGTCAACCTGCTACACAGCCAACTGTAAGCGGTAAATCTGCATTTAATATTCCATTGCCATCTGGATTACCGCCAGAATTGCAAAGTACGCAAACAATGCCAGAGCAGC